TACATTTGATTATCGTTCTTCTACGGGCAATTTAAATATAGCTACCAATGGTATAAATGCAAGAACAAATCCACAGTTTACTTTAGATTTGAATGGTAAAGTAGGAATCGGTACAGCTTCGCCTACTTCACCTTTAGTGGTTGTTGGAACAGGTGTTGGTGCTAGCGGTACAATAAGTGTACAAGGCGCAAATGCTCATGTAGGATTTAAAAATAGTAGTGGAACTTTTAGAAGTTGGGTTGGTCATTTTAATGCGACAGGGCATGGAAGTGATGCAGATTTAAATTTAAAAACAGGATATGGTTCTGTTGGTAATATAAGATTTACAGCTGATGGCGACACAACCGCTGCTCAAATGTTTTTACAAGGTTCAACAGGAAATGTAGGAATTGGACTTATTAGCCCATCTTGGCAGTTAGAAGTAGAAGATACTGGAACAGTAAGAGCTGCTATCAATTCTATAGACAATAATACTGCAGGTGTATTTTTTAGAGTGTTTAATTCTGGAACTCAAGTAGGAAATGGTACTATAAGAACTGATAATGCTGGTAATATGAGTTTCTTTACTGGAACTTCAGGTGAATCAGAACAAATGCGTATAGACAGTTCAGGAAATATAGGAATTGGAACAACTATAACAACTGTAGGAGGAAGTGGTACACTAACCTCAACTGCAAGTCCTACAAGAATGTTATTCAATAATGATTATTCTAATGGATATACAGATGCAAGTTTAAAATTATATTTATTTAATAGTGGTACTACAAGACAAGGGTTTACAACTGGTCCTAATTATGATTTACAATATCACGCTTCAGGTCACTCAACAAATTCACAACACAGTTTCTACACTAACAATAACTTTGTTATGCGTGTTGGAACAGGAGATACTACAAACATAGGAATCGGAACTACATCGCCTGGTGAAAAATTAGATGTTGATGGTAGTGTAAAAATAAGAGAAACAGGCAGTGGTAATGGGTTGTTGATGCATGTCAATTCTGGTATAACTATAAATAGTAATTTAATGCAGATTTGGACAGGTCAAAGTAGTGGTTTGTCATTTCATGCAAATTCAACAGGTGATGGTTCAAACGAAAGGATGCGCATATCATCTACTGGTACTTTGACTGTAACGGGAGATGTAGTTGCTTTTGGTTCACCATCGGATAAAAGATTAAAAAAAAATATAAAACCAATTGAATCAGCTTTAGATAAGGTTAGTAAATTACAAGGTGTAACATTTGATTGGAAAGAAAAAGGGATTACAAATTTAAAAGAAGATGTAGGTTTTATAGCGCAGGATGTACAAAAAGTTGTGCCAGAACTTGTAAGAAAAAATGAAGATGGTATGCTTTCTATGAGACATCAAGGTTTAACACCAATACTACTTGAAGCAATAAAAGAATTAAAAGCAGAGATAGAAGAACTTAAAAAACAAATTAAGTAATGGCAGTACCTACAAGTGGTAGTATAGAGATGTTAAAACTAGCTAGGGAAAGAAAAGGTTTTGGTTATACATCAAGCGGAACAATAACAAGCCCTATACATTTATCAGATTTATCAAGATTAAGTGGTGGTAATTCAAGTGGTTCTGGTACTAGTTACCCAGCTGTAAATTTATTAAATCCATCGACAAGTAGACCAGATGGTTCTGACCCTCAATCAATGGGTGAATTTAGGGGTTATGAACAGAATTTAGCAAGGGCAGCTTTTCAATTTATTTTTAGTGCATCAAGTTCTTCAAGTTCATGTGTAGCTGGTTTACCATCAGGCGTAGAATATTATCACACCGATGGCAACAATCAATACCCTAGTGCATTAGATGGGACATTTTTTGCCTACACAACAGCAACAGGATTTACACCAGTTAGCGCTGGATTTTATCAAGTATTTGACACTAGTGGTTTTAGCACAAATAAATTCATACAAACAAATTCTAGTGGTGCAATAATTGGTGGGGGTAATTGTTAATTTAATTTATTAAATTTGTAAAAAATAATATTATGGCTAACCAATACGATTGGCATATCAATCAATTAGATGCAAAAATTAAGCAAGATGATAAAGACAATGTTATATATACAGTGCATTGGTCTTATATAGCGAAGGATGATTCTGAACCTGATAAATATATGGCATCATCAATAGGTACATTTGGTGTTGAATATAAAGAAGGTGAAGATTTTATTGAATATGCTGATCTTAAAAAATCTGATGTTGTTGGATGGCTAGAAGCTGGTATTGATGTTGATTCAATGAAAACAAACTTAGATAATCAAATAGCTTTACAAAAAAACCCAGTGGATGAGTATTTACATCCAGATTGGTCTTAAAATTTAATTAATATATTATGGCAAAATTAGAGGAAAAAAAACTACAAGAATTGCAACAAGCAGTTGCAAAACCAAATCAAATAGCTAGTGAAATAGGTATGCGAGTTATTGCACACAAAGGCATTGACAAATTAGTTGATGATTGGCATACAGCAGAAGCCGATAAGCAATCTAAAATGAAAGACATTGAAGATGAGCATGGCAAAGTAAGCTTAGACATCACTACTGGAGAAATGAAAAAAATAGAAGATGAGTAATGATTATTTAAAATAGTTTGTTATGCCAGTAATAAATGGCTCTAATTTTCTTTTAGTAAAAGATACCACAGTCATAGGGCATTCTAAAAGTGTTTCATTTGATATAAATGCAAATCTCCCAGAAATTACCACAAAACAAAGTAATGGTTTTAAAGAATTTATAGTTGGTTTAAAATCTGGTAATATAACATGCGAATGTGTTACAGATTATTCTGAAACACTACAATACAACACTCTTTTAGATATGATCATTACGAAAGAAAAAGCAGTGTTCTATGTTAAAGAATTACTTGATCCAGATCTTGTACTAAGAGGTGAAGGTTTTATCAAATCTGTTACTGAAACAGCAGAGTTTGAAAATGCTACAACATTTAATTTAGAAATAGATTTGACTGGTATTTTTACTGTAAGTGATGGACAAACATGGGAAAACATATTTAGACAATGGCAAACTATATCTGAAAACTGGCAAACTCTATAATTTTTTTATTTGTATATTTGTGCTATCAATAATTTAAAAAATATATAAGATATGGCAACAATCGGCCCATTTAATGGAACTAACCTATTATTAAAATTTGATACAGCAGATGGAACTCCTGGATCTACAGTAACAGTAGGACATACTACATCATGTGAATTGTCTATTTCTTCTGATTTACCAGAAGCTACTACAAAAAACAGTGCTGGATTTCAAGAAGTAATTGCTGGGTTAAAATCAGGTGAGATATCATTTGAAGGTTTAGTAGCTTATGATCATGCTAATAATGCAATTGAATCAGCTGATTTTATTATCGCTGGTACTAAAGTTGATTGGAGTTTCGGTACAGCTGAAGCAGGTGATGCAGTATATTCTGGAAAAGGTTTTTTATCTAATGTTACAATGACAGGTGAAATGGAATCACCAGTGTCATTTAGTGGATCAATTACAACTACAGGAGCTATTACTAAAGCAACTAACTAATAAATTTTAATATAGGGTATGGTATAGGGAACTATACCCTTTAACTTTATAAATATGGCAAACAAAAAGAGAGGTTACTACACTATTAAGTTAGGTGGTAAAAAAAGAACCATGCATTTCAGCATGAATTTCTGGTGTAATTTTACTGATTTACTAAACATTGAACTTAATGATCTAGCAGATATATTCACTAATGGTTTTAATATGAGTACAATAAGAGCTTTAGTTTATTCAGCTTTATTGGCTAATGACCAAGAACAATCAAATGAAATAGATTATAATGAATTCACTGTTGGTTTGTGGTTAGAAGATTTTACAGCAGAACAATTACAAGACATTATTGAATCAATGACACAATCTAGGATCTTAGGTAATGATCTTAATATGGGCATTGATAGAAACATCAAAAGATCTACTAAGGGAAAGTAAATAGCCAACTTGATTGGGAAACTTTACTTGATTATTATATAGGTCAGGTTGGCTTAAATCCAGATGTGTTCTGGATAAACACCTGGAAAGAGAATCAACTACTTGGTGAATCATACATGATTCGTTCCAATCTACAATGGGAACAGATTAGATATCTAAGTGCAATGGTTTATAATGTAAATTGTACAAAAAAATCACAAATGATATTACCTGATAAATTATTTCCTTTACCCCAAGATACCTATTTAGATAGAGGTAAGCCAAAATCAGATATTGAGAGTTTTATGGATTTTAAAAAGAAAATAAAAAAAGCAAAAACCTATAAAAATAAAGAAGAATTGTAATGGATAATAATTAGTATTTTTGTAAAAACTTTATTTATGGCGCAAGAAAGATTATTAGTAAGGTTATTAGGTGATGCTACATCTCTTAATTCATCTTTAAACAAATCATCCAAAAATCTAAAAGCATTTGGTGAAAGAGCAAGTAAGATAGGTGCTGATTTATCATTGAAGTTCACTTTACCTTTAACATTAGCTGGTGGAGCTGCTATTAAAATGGCATCTGATTTTGAAGAAACTGATGCTAAGTTTAACACAGTATTTAGCTCAATGCAAGAAAAGGCGAATGCTACAGCTAAAACATTTAAGGAATCATTTGGGTTGTCATCTCTAGCTGCTAAGGATTTACTTAGTAATACAGGTGATCTTTTAGTTGGTTTTGGTTTTGCTGAATCAGAAGCTCTTAAGTTATCTACACAGGTAAACGAATTAGCTGTTGATTTAGCATCATTCACAAACTTTTCTGGTGGAGCTGAGGGTGCATCACAGGCATTAACAAAAGCATTGTTAGGTGAAAGAGAAAGCATTAAATCATTGGGTATAGCTATTACTGAAACAGATCTTAAAGAGTTTGCTGCTGATCAAGGTTTAGTTTTTAAAGAATTAGATAGGGTAGCAAAAGCACAATTAACATTTCAATTAGCTGCAAAACAATCAAGTAAAGCAATAGGTGATTTTTCAAGAACACAGGATAGTTTTGCAAACCAAATGCGACAATTAAAAGGTGATGTATCTGATGTTGCTGTAGAGTTTGGAAAAATATTATTACCTATAGCAAAAGATTTAGTTATAGTTTTTAGAAATTTTGCTAAGAAATTAGAAGATATGTCTCCAGCTATGAAAAAGTTTACACTGTTTGTTGCTGGTATAGCAGCTGCTATTGGGCCATTACTTATTATAATTGGTAAATTATCAATAGGTTTTGGTGCTGTGTTGAGTATTTTACCAAAAGTGAGAATAGCATTTATCGCATTAACTACAGCAATGAAGGCAAACCCCTTTATACTTGTTGCATCAGCAATAGCTGGTCTTGTTATAAAATTACAGAGTTTAAAAAAAGCAAGTGATGCTGCAAAACTTGATGCATTTGGTGAAAACCTTAAAAACTTAAAAATTGATGAAGCGGAAGCTAAGTTGGCAAAACTTAACGAAACATTTGAAGCTAATAAAAAAATACTTGATGAAAATAATAAACTTGGTTTTGCAAGAAAAAAAATAATCTTAGAAGATGCTGATGGTGTTCAAAGAAAAACTGGTGCAATGCAAAAAGAAAACGATGAAGCTGCATCACAAATAAAATTACTTGAAGATTTTATTGCACTAAAAAAAGAAGAAAAAACTCTTATAAACACAGAGCCACCAAAAACTGCACGAAGTAAAGTAACAGGTGTTTCTAGTTTAGGAACGGGTGATTTAGAATTTACTGGCAAAGACCCAGCTACTTTGTTAGCAAATAGTGTTGCAGATGGTAATATATTATTAGAAGAAAAATTATCTGAAACAGAACAAATACAAAAAGTTAAGGCATTGCAAATGCAGTTAAATGCACAACAAATGAATGAGGGTTTGTCAAACATAGTCAAATCTGGATTAGCTAATATGGCTATGGGTATAGGACAGGCATTAGGAGATGCAATTTCTGGAGCTGGTAAAGGTGTTGGTGGTTTAGGTCAAGTTTTACTTGGTGGTATTGGAACAATGGCAATTCAACTAGGTCAATTAGCGATTAAAATTGGTGTGGGTTTGATAGCTATTAAAGAAGCATTTGAAAAATTAGGTGGATTGGGTGCTATTGCTGCTGGTGTTGCTTTAATCGCTTTAGGAAAGTTTTTTAAGAACAAATCAGCTGAAATAGGTAAAGCTAAAGGTGGCGCAGTAGCATTTGCAAAAGGCGGTATTGTTTCTACACCAACTCTTGGCCTAGTCGGAGAGTACAGTGGAGCAAGAGCTAACCCTGAGGTAATAGCTCCTTTAGATAAATTAAAATCAATGATTGGTGATAGAGGACAATCTGTAAATGTTTCTGGTGAATTTGAGTTAAAAGGTCAAGATTTAGTGGTTGCTTTACAAAGAGCAAATAGAAACAGAGATAGAATTATATAATGGCTTATGGTGTTAAATATAGATTAGAATTTGATGATGATAATTCTAAGGGTAAAAAGATAGAGATTTCAAAAGATAGCTACACTGGTAGTGTTTTGCCTATTATTTCAACAGGCACACCAGTTACAATTTCCTGGAATAATAATGATGATTTTTATAACCCAATAATTGGATCTACATGCGCTATAAATTTATATTGTACAGATACAGTTACATATGATGATTTTTATACAGCTGATGAAAGAGAGTATAAAATTAAAATATCTTATAAAGATGCAAGTAATAATTATCAAACATATTGGGAAGGTTGGCTGTTAGTTGATCAGTTTAGCGAATCTGTTATATCAAAACCATTTCCAATAACTCTAAAAGGTTACGATGGTTTAGGTAGTTTAAATGGATTTACAGCTCCAATTGACTTAACAAGTGTTGGAAGTAAAGATCTTATGTTTTATATAACAAACATCTTAAACAACATTAATTTAGGTTTAGATATTTACATATCTAACGACATACAATTGTCAGGAGCAGCTGGTTCTGATTTCACTTTTTATGATCAAGTTAGTGTTAGTCCAGGTGTGTTTTTAAAATCCGGTGTCGATTTAAGAACAGCAAAAAATGTATTAGAGCAAATACTAAAATTTAGTAATGCAAGAATATTCCAAAGTTTTGGCAGATGGTACATTATAAATAATTCCAGTTACAGTGAGCAATCTGTTAAAGATAGCTCGGCAACAACAGCAAATTCTGGTACTGTTCCAACAGGTATAAGAGCTGCTGAAACTACATCTTTACAAAATAATGGCACTGAATCAATTAAATATTTTATTTATAATTCAAGTGGTGTTTATCAATCAACAAGTACAGTAGATGTGTTACAATCAGTGCCAACTAATTTACAACCAATAAATGCAGATTTGCAAAGAGAGTTTTTGCGACCATTAAAAGAATTTAGTATTGAACATGTTATGGATGGTAGATTTTCAACTAACCAGATTAGTAATCCAGGTTTTGAACATGGATCGACTAATTGGACTTTAACAAACAGCACAATAGTTACAGATTTTATGTTCCAGGGTGATAGATCACTTAAATCAACAACTGTACAATCAACTGCAAATGCTACTACTGTAGTTGCAGTAAACACAAATGGATCTGATCAAACATCATCATCACATATAGCTTATAATTTAAAATTTAATGTTTTTTTCGATTCAACATCTGGTAATGACAGGGGTTTTAGATATCAAATTAAATTAGTTGGACAAGGCCCTGGAGCTGGTGCAGATCAATTTTGGTCTGATAATTCTGATAATTGGGTTGGTGCTGACACTAAAAATAATGTAGATGTAATCACCAATAAAAGATGGAAAAGTTATTCTTTTCCAATAAAAACATTACCTAGTGGTTCATGGCTTGTATTTATAAACATTTATGGTGCTTTTCAGACAACTACTACATCAGGGTTTATAGCTATATATTATGATTCAATAATATTTGAAAGTGAATATATTGATGACAATAACAATAGAACTCCAATATTTGAAAAGTTTGATCTATTGACTAATCAAAGGAAACGAACAGCAGATATATCAGGTGTTAAGGTTGAAAAAGATATTTATTTAACAAATAAATTATACAGTAATGTAGTTGGTAGTTTTTTTAGATCAAGAGATAAAACTAATTTTTTAAAAAGTGTAGAAGAAATACTAACTCAACAAGTAATGAATGATTTTAGAGATTTTGTAGTAAGATATGAGGGTAGTTTATACAACAATTCTAATGACCCTATTGGGCCACATAATAAATTGTGGGTTAATTTTACAACATCTGTTTTACAAGAACCAGTGAGTTGTATTATTGATTCAATGGACTATGATGTTAAAAGAAATTGTTTCAAAGTGGTTATGCATTTGCCTAATCAAAATGATGATATTACCAATGATTTTATAACAAAATTTTAAGATTTTCCCTTTCCTTTGTTTGCTTGAACCCTCTAATTGTTTTTTATTTTTAGGGGGTTCTTTATTATAAATATTTTTTTATTTTTAAAAATAATTTTATACATTGCAACAAATTTAATTTATGGATCAAGTAGAAGAAAAGTACATTTTTAGAGGTTATTTTGAAAATGAATTAAAAAGATTAGGGTTAAAAAGAAATCAAGTTAGTGCAATATTAGGTTGCACAGCTCCAACCTTAAAAGACAGGATAGATAATCCTGGTAAATTTACAATCAATGAAATTAAAAAGCTGGAAAACAATGGCTTTGATATTAAGAAAAGATTAATCTAATATAATATTTATGGAATCAATTAAAATAAAAGGCAAAGAATATGTTCTAGTTAATTCTAGAATAATAGAATTTAGAACCAATCCAGAATATAAAGGTTTTGGTTTAGAAACTACAAAAACAGTAGATGAATGGTTTGAACATGCTGATAAAAAAACAGGTGAAATCAAACAAGATAATAGGGTTGAGTTTAGATGTGTTATATATAATAAATCTGGCGATATTATATCGACTGGTACAGCAAGAGAGCTTAAAAGTTCATCATATATAAATGCAACATCACATATAGAAAACTGTGAAACAAGTGCTGTAGGTAGAGCTTTAGGTAATTTAGGTATTGGTATAGATACTAGTGTTGCATCAGCAGAAGAAGTGCAAAATGCTACTCTAAATCAATCTAAAGATGTTAGGCCTTGGTTAGATGAAAATCAATATCAGGCAACTTTAAAAGGTAGTAAAGCTCAAGCACTTAAAGTTTTAGAATCATTTAGAATGAAGAAAATCTATAAAGATAAGATAAATAAACAATTTAAAATTTAAACAAACTTATGTGTGTATCTAAAAAGGTATTTGATACATTAAGTTTAAAAGAAAAAGCAAATGCAGTAGTATTTTCAATTGAAATTTTAAAAGAATTGAATTATATTATTGTAGATGTTGAAGGTAAAATAATAAATAAAAACAGTAATAATAAAAATAAATTATGGAAATAAAAGGTAAAATTAAATCAATTGATGAAACTAAAGAATATGGATCTAATGGTTTCACAAAAAGAGATCTGGTATTGACTACTGATGAGCAATATCCTCAAAACATATTAGTTGAATTTGTACAAGACAAATGTGATGTTTTAAATACATATAATGTTGGTGAGGAAGTTAAAATAGGTATCAATATTAAGGGTAGAGAATGGAGTAATAAAGACAATCAGGTTAAATATTTCAATTCAATCCAAGGTTGGTTTATTGAAAAAGTTAATGGTGTTTCTGATAATGATACACAGATTACAGGTAATCCACCTCCACCTAAAAATAATGATGACCTACCATTTTAGTTTTGCAAACAACTAAGGGGAGAAAGGCAGCTATTTATTGGCTGCTTTTTTTTTGTTATTTGTTTTTATTAAAAATAATTTTTAAATTGAAAGAAAATTTTAATTATGAAATACAGACAATATAGATCTAATCAAGGTAGGTCACCAAAAAAAGAAGAAGAAATATTTAAACTATTTGCTTTTATTAGTAAGATATTAATTTTTCCATATATAATCTATAAAATATTTCAAGATGCATAAAATAGAAATAATTGATATAATAAAAGATAGTAACGACCATTATCATTCACATGATAGTATAAGCGCAAGTGGTTTAAAAGTAATTGCTAATGAATGTTTAGATCATTTTGTAAATGGACCTCAGATTAAAGAAACAGCTGCAATGAGATTAGGCACAGCTGTACATGCTAGATTGATAGAACCTGAAACATATAATGATATTTATTATCATATGAATCACATAGAGAATGGAAGAACAAAAGAGGGCATAGCATTAAAGAAAAAAGAATTAGAAAATGCAAATGGCAGAATACCGCTTAGTTTTGATGATTCTGAAAAAGTTGTAGGATTATATAATAGGTTTGAAAAAAATAAAACAGCAATAAAATATTGTCAAGGTAAGATTGAATTATCACATTATTTAAAAGTAGATGGTGTAGATGTTAGGGTCAGGCCAGATATCATAGGACATAATAATGAATTCATTGCTGATATAAAAACATGCCAAAGTTCTAACCCTAAAAAATTTAAATATGATGTATTTAAAAGAGGTTATCATATTCAAGCTGCATTTTATATGGATATGCTTGGTATTGACGAGTTTAGATTTATTCTATGTCCTACTAATCCACCTTATAGAATTGAGGTAGTAAAACTAGATGAAGAAAAAATAGAAATGGGTAGAGAATTGTGGAAAAGAGCTTTTAAAGATTGGACAGCTTATCTTTTAACAGGCATAATTCCTGGTCCATCTTGGAATCAAACAACAGATGATGGATGTTTAATTATATAAAAAAAATTGGAAATCAATATTAATTTTTTATATTATAGCATGGGAAACCCATATTCTAAATATTTAGGTAAAGAAGATATTATGCAAAATAGAGTTATGAGATATTTAGAGGATAACTATCCAGATGCTTTATTCACTCATGTATCAAATGAAGGTAAAAGATCACCATTTGAACAATATAAAATGAAATATCTAGGCACTAAAGCTGGTGTGCCAGATGTTATGATTTTCACTCCAAATAATAAATACAATGGATTAGCGATAGAATTAAAAGCTGGATATAATAAACCTACTGAAAATCAAAAAAAGTGGCTTAAATGGCTTGAAAATGCGAAATGGAAGGCCATTTGGTCCAATAAACTAGATGAGTGTATAGAAATTATAGATAATTATTTTAAAAAAAATGCCTAAAACAAGAGATATATATTTCGAACCATTAAAACAAAGAGTTAAGTGGACACAAAACAGCAGTGATACATTTATTTATGATTATAAATATATTGGTCATGCAAGTGAAGCAGAGTTTGATTTACTTATGGAATTGTTGTGGCATATATTTGATGATCGAAATATTACTTTTGATGAGTTTAAGGAAACTTATGATAATCTTAGGAATTTCTGTGATGAATTAAAAGGGCTTGTAGATAAAAGCCAATAAAAGCTATTAATGAAATACAATAGAATTTACAAACCTAAAAAGTTTGATAATTATACAATTGTGCCTTCTTATATATTTAGGCATAAAGGTATTAGTATTGGTGCTACAGGTTTATACTCCTGGATGTTTTCGCATAAATCTGATCAAAAAATAACAGTAGAGTATATAGCAAATCATTTTAAAGAAGGTAAAGACACAGTTAGAAATAAATTAAATGAGCTTATTGAACATGGTTTTTTAATTAGAGAAAACATAAAAGATAAGGGTAAATTTAAAGGCATAAACTATTATCTAAATGACAAACCGTATAGGAAAAAACCGTATACGGAAAAACCAGAGCCGGAAAAACCTTCACAAAGTAATATTAATAACATATATAATATACTATATAAAAGAAATATTAACATACAAAATGATAAGATCATAGAATCTTATCCTCATTTTGTAGGATTATTTCCTTTAAAATATCAACCAAAAACAGATGCCCAAATATGTAATTGGATTTGTTGCATAGATAAATGTGTTAGAATAGATAAGTATGATTTAAAGCAATTATACTTAGTTGTAAAGTTTACTAGGGATAATGAGTTTTGGTCAAATAATTTTCTTTCAATATTAAAACTTAGAAACCAGGATCAAAATGGTATAAAGTTTATTGACAGGTTTTTTGAAAACTATAAACAATATAGTAAACCTAAATGCTTTTATAAAATTAAAAACATAGTCGAGTATGTCTTATATAAAGATCCAGATGGCATTGAAAGATTAGGTGCTATTACAAAAAAAGAAAAGTTAAATGAATATAATATTTCACAAATATTAGACAAATCTGAAATAGATATTATAAAAGATTATATAAAATGAAAGTAGGTAAGGTATATAAGTTAGATAAATATGAACAAAAAATAGTTGAATTAGCGGCTCAACAAAGGCATATAAATAAGAAAAAAACTGGATGGGATGGATATGGGACAGTCAATAAAAAATCAATGTTAGAATTGAATATTGTTGGCTTTGGTGCTGAATTTATTTTCTGTAGAGAATTAAATTTATATCCAGATTTTAGAGTTCAAAATACAAGCAAAAAAATTGGTACTGATTATTATGATGCATATTGGGTAAATATGACTGTAGATGTTAAGGTAAATAGAAACCCTGATAATCCACTAATGATTCCTGAATATGCAAAAAGCGAATGCCAGTTGTTTGCTTTATTTAGTTGTATCTATCCTAGATTTAGATTTGAAGGATTTGCAACAAACAAAATGATATTTAAAAAGTCAAATCTTAGAATGACTAGGGTTATGGCATATGTATTAGAAAAAAGAAAGTTAATTTCACTAGATCAATTAAAAATTTAAGCTATATGAATCACTATAAACTATTATTAGATCTTGGTATTGTTTTAAAAAAACAAACAGGTAATACCAAAACTTTGTGTCCACAATGCAGTCACAAAAGAAAAAATAAAAACGATAAATCACTTTCTGTTAACATTAATGATGGCCTTTATAATTGTCATCATTGTGGTTGGCAAGGTAATGTACGATTCCAAAAAAAGAAAGAGTATGTGCTGCCAGAAAAAATAAAAGTCAACTTAACCGATAGAGTAATAAAATGGTTTTCTGAAAGGAAAATAACAGAATCAACATTAGTACATTGGAAAATTGGTGAATCTTTGGAATATATGCCACAGGTAAGGGCCAAAAGAAAATGTATAAACTTTAATTATTATAGAAATAATAAAGTTGTAAATGTAAAATTTAGAGATGGTCAAAAAAACTTTAAATTGGTTTCAGGTGCAGAATTGGTGTTTTATGGTATTGATAATCTAAATGACACTAAAAAATGTTATATAGTTGAAGGTGAAATGGATGCGCTATCATTACATGAAGCTGGTTTGTACAGTGTATGTAGTGTGCCAAATGGTGCAAGTAAGGGGTCTCAAAAATTAGAATATCTAGATAATTGCTGGAAATATTTTAAAGATAAAAAAGAGATTATCTTATGCACTGATAATGATGATGCTGGTTTGCAGCTGAGAAATGAATTAGCCAGAAGATTTGGTAATTATAGATGTAAATATGTAGATTTTGATGATTATAAAGATGCTAATGAGGTTTTAATCGAAAAAGGTGCAGAAACACTAAGAAACATAATAAAAGAAGCTAAGAACTTTCCATTAGAAGGAGTTTTGAATGTGGATAATATATGGCAAGATGTAATTAACTTTAATGAAAATGGAATTGTCAATTATTCAGTGGGTTTACCAGGATCAGATACTTATTTCAAAATGGCATTTGGTGAATGGACAGTGGTGTCTGGCATACCTAACAGTGGTAAATCTGATATCTTAGATCAAATACTATGCAATTTAGCATCTAAATACAGCTTTAGATGTGCAATGTTTTCTCCTGAATCTTATCCATATGAAGGTCATATAAAAAGAATTGCAAATAAATTAAATAATAAAAATTGTAATACTGATGATCTTAACAACACAAAAGATTTTATAGAAGAACATTTTTATTGGATAAAAATTAATCTTGAAAATCTAACACTTAAGGGTATATTAGATGCATTTAGAGAGCTTGTTTTTCAAAAGGGAGTAAATGTTTGTGTGATAGATCCATGGAATATGTTAGATCATTCAGCACAAAGAGATCACTCATATATTGGTAAACAGCTTAGTTATATCACACAGTTTTGTCAGCAAACAAATACACATTTGTTTTTGGTAGCACATCCTAGAAAAATAGAATCAGAAAATGGTATATATAAAATACCAAACCTTTATCAAATTTCAGGATCAGCTGATTTTTTTAACAAAAGTTTTAATGGTGCAATATGTCACAGGGTTATTGGTAAAAAAACCAAATATGGCTCAGATGTGGTTAAAGTATCATTTCAAAAAATTAAAAGAAAAGAAAATGGTCAATTAGGTGAGATAGAAATATGTCCAGATTTTAATTCTGGTGGTGTTTATTTACCAGTTGATCAAAATGAAAAAATAATAGAAATACATAAAGATATCGTACCATTTTAAATAATAATTATGAATAAAAAAGAATATACAAAAATAAGATTAGAAATATTATCTCTTTCAAAAAAGATAATGGATGAAAAACAACCTGAATACACTAACAACAATGAAGATGTTTTGCACAACTTTAAATCTACAGCTGAAAGAATAGGCATAAAACCTTTACAAGTATGGGCCACATTCTTTGATAAGCATGTTCAATCAATATTGTCTAATACAAGTAATGATGATATAATACCTGCTGAACCTATTGAAACCAGATTTGCAGATGCTCTTAATTATTTAGTTTTAGGTTTGGCTTTATTAGCTGATAAAAATAAAAAAGAACACGATGAATTATTAATCGAATACAAAGATATATAATGAATATTTTAGAATTATTTGCAGGAAGCAGAAGTATTGGCAAAGAAGCTGAAAAATTAGGATATAATGTTTTTAGTTCTGATCTTAATTCTTTTGAAAAAATAGATTATGCAGTAGATATATTAGAATTTGATATTAATAAAGTTCCTTTTGAACCAGATATGATTTGGGCTAGTCCGCCATGCACTACATATAGTATAGCAGCAATCTACCATCATAGACCACATAACAAACCACTATCAGAATTTGCAATAAAAAGCGATATGATGGTTAAAAAAACTTTAGATATTATTAAAAAAATGCAACCAAAATTTTGGTTTATAGAAAATCCAAGAGGTATGTTAAGAAAACAAAGTTTTATGAAAGGGTTACCAAGAACAACTGTTTGGTATTGCACTTATGGAGATAATAGAGCAAAACCAACTGATATTTGGACTAACCATATAAAAAGTATATTTAATCCTTTAGGATGGCAACCAAGACCAGAATGTTTTAATGGTAATAAAAATTGTCATCACCAACCAGCACCAAGAGGTTCACAAACTGGAACTCAAGGTTTAAAGGGAAATTATTTAAGAAGTAAAGTACCTAAAGAGCTTTGTAAAGAAATACTAAAAAGTTGTTATGAATAAGTATTTTAAAGCACAATCCTGGTGTTTAAAAAACAATATTAAAATATATATTGTACCTATAAGGAATCGTAAAAGTTGTTATGTTGAAATAGATAATAATAATACTATTATAAGATCACCTAATATTTATAAAAACCAAAAAATTGCTAGTGATAAGATATGGGATTTATATCTACACATCTATAATAAACATAATTTAAAATGATTATTTTTGCATTATGAGTACACAAAATGTAACACATAAAAAAAGGCAAATGTTAGCAGCATTAGAGCAAAACCTGTGTGTGGTATCAACAGCTGCAAGGGAAGTTGGTATAAATAGAAAGACACATTACAACTGGATGATTAAGGATAGTAAGTATAAAAAAGATGTTATAGATCTAGAAAATGTAACATTAGATTTTGCAGAAAGCGAATTACATAGACAAATAAAAGATGGGAACACCACAGCAACAATATTTCTTCTTAAAACAAAGGGTAAACGAAGGGGCTACATTGAAAAGAACATTACAGAAGTGCAAGGAGATATTAAATCAAGAATGATTGAATGGACACCAGCTCACGAAAAAGAAGAAGAATAAAAGAGTTCTGTAATAAACAATTTTATCAAGCAGCGAATTCAGACAAAAGATTAAGAATATTCCAAGGCGGTACTAGGTCTGGTAAAAGCTGGAGCTTGATGCAATATTGTTTGTATTTAATGACAACAGAAACAGAACCTATAACAATAAGTGTGGTTAGAAAGACACTACCAGCTCTTAAAAGATCGGTTTTAAGGGATTTCCAACATATAGCTAAGGGTTTAGGTATTTACTTTTTAGGAGTTCATAATAAGACAGATAATACATTTGAATACAATGGCCATACATTAGAGTTCTTTTCTACTGATGATCCTCAAAAAATAAGAGGTTCGGCTAGGGATATTCTTTGGATGAATGAGGGTAATGAGTGTTTTGAAGAAGATTTTAGACAGTTGGCCCTTCGTACCAGAAAGTATATATTAATTGACTTTAACCCATCAGATCCCATACACTACCTTTATGATTTAGCAGACAGAGATGATGCTGATTTATTTTTATCTACATACTTAGATAATAAGTTTTTGCCAAAAGAAACTGTTGATGAGATTGAACGATTAAAGCATAAAGACCCTGATTACTGGAGAGTATTTGGTGAAGGTAAAAGAGCTGTGTTTTCAGACAGACAAATATTTAAAGGTTGGAAATATATTCCACACTCAGATTTTCCAGACATAGATAACAAAGTTCTTGGTGTTGATTTTGGCTACACAAATGATCCAGCAGTGGTGTTAGAGGTAGGTAAGGTTGGTGATAAACTATATGTACATGAATGGCTATATAAAACAGGTATGACTAATAGAGATCTTGCAATGTTTCTTAAAGAAAACAATCTTAATGACATCCTAACCTATTGTGATAGTGCAGAGCCAAAGAGTATTGAAGAACTAAGACAAATGGGTTGTTTAGCAAAAGGAGCTATTAAGGGGCAGGGCAGTATAAATGCTGGTATTAGCTTAATTAAAGAGTTTGAGGTGTTTGTATCTAGTGAATCAAAAAACATTGAAAGAGAGCAAAGAACATACTTTTGGGATCAATTAAAAGATGGTACAATTATTAATAAACCAGTTTCCGGAAATGACCACACTTCTGATGCCTTGAGATATGCTGTTTACAGTAGATGGAAAAATAGATACAATTTTTATGTTGTATAAAATAAGAATTTAATATTTTGTATTTTTACAGAAAATTTTATATTAATGGCATCATTCTTCGATAGGTTAAGATATCTAATAACTAATAAATCACAGCAAACTAATGAACAGTATAACAGGGCTATCTATAATTATTTAGGCAACAGTATTCTGTGGAATCCAGATAATGATAATACTTATATTAATGAAGGTTACAGAAAAAATGCCACAGTTTACTCCATAATAAACATTATTACAAAAGCTGCATCAACCATACCCTATCATATATATAGAAAAGTTGATGATAATAAATATAAAAGCTATAAAGCATTATCCTCAGGAACAGTTGATTCTTCTGTAATATTAAAAGCTAACATGCTAAAGAAACATGCATTAGAAGAATTACAACACACTGATTTACATAAATTATTGGATAGGCCAAATCCAGCACAATCATATGCATCATTTATATCTGAGCTGGTTGCATTTGGTAAACTAACCGGTAATAGATATGTGTATGGTTTAGGCCCAGATACAGGACAAAATGTAGGTAAATACACAGAGCTATATGTTATGCCATCTCATGTAGTAGAGATTAATACAGCTGGTCTAATGAAACCTATTGATTATTATACAATAGAGTACAATGGTACATATAGAATACCAGCAGAAGATATGCTGCATGTTAAAGATTTTAATCCTTATTATGATGGTTCTGGTTCACATATGTATGGACAATCACCATTAAAAGCTGGTATGCGATCTATGACAACTAACAATGAAGCTGTTGAAACAGGTGTCAAGTTTTTACAAAACCAAACTAGCAGAGGGATATTGATGTCAGAAGAAGGTGATCTAAATGAAGTACAAGCTCAACAACTAAAAGATAAGTTTAGAAGGCAACATCAAGGATCTGATAATGCTGGTGATGTAATTATAACACCTAAAAAATTATCCTGGGTAAATTTTGGATTATCAACTGCTGATCTATCATTAATAGAACAGTATAATGCATCTATAAAAGATTTATGTAACATATTTAACGTACCTGTACAGCTTTTAAACAACACAGAAAGTTCTACCTATAATAACATGAAAGAAGCTAAAAAAGCTCTATATCAAAACTGTGTTATACCAGAACTACAGAAAATACAAGATGAATTAAATAGATGGTTATCTCCTAAGTATGGAGAAGATATATGTATAGAATATGATTTTTCTGTTATACCAGAATTACAAGAAGAAACTGATAAGGTAGTTGATCAAATGTCAAAAGCATGGTGGCTAACACCAAATGAAAAGAGATCAGCTATGAATTATGATAATGATAATGATACACCATCAATGAATGATTATTATTTTCCAGCAAACCTTTTACCTATAGATAATCAAGATATTGATGCACCAGTTGTTGATATAAATATAGACAATCCAGAGATGGATAAATCATATAAATACAACACTGTATATAAAGAAAGAATAGAAGCATTTGTAGATGCTTATACAACAGAAGAAGAAGCAGAGGACAGAGCTAGAGAAATGGGTTGGGATGGTAATGGTACTGGATATCATACACACACTTATGATGGCAGGGAAATATATATGCCTTTTGAAACACATGAAGAATATGCAGCTGCATTAGAGGATAATAAATATCATTATGGTAAACCACATAAAGAAGATGAGGATGAAGAAAAAGCAAAGATATCAGCTACAGTTGAAAAAGGGCTAAAAAAAAAAGTATCTGATCACAATGAAAAAGTCACAAAGTCATGGCAAAAAACAAATCTAAGAACATTAAAAGCTGTTTTTAGAAGGGGTGTTGGCGCATATAATACCAACCCTAGTAGTGTCAGGCCAAGTGTATCAAGTGCTGACCAGTGGGCATATGCCAGGTGCAATTCTTTCCTTTACTGTCTGAGAAATGGTAGATTTAGAAGTGGTAAACATGATACAGATCTATTACCAAAAGGCCATCCATTAAGTAGCAAGAAAGAAGCTAAAGCTGAGGGATATGATGATTATCCACAATCAGCAACTAACAATGCAAAAAGAGTAAAGAACTGGATTGATAAATATGGTAGAGCTGAGGTAGATGGAATGACATCTATAGGACTTGCAAGAATGAACCAATTAATATCAAGGGAAAAATTAAGCTTGTCTGTTTTAAAAAGAACTTTTAGCTTTTTATCTAGGACTAAAGGTGGTGGTTATAATAAAATAAATCCTGATTTTAGAGATACACCATGGAAGGATAAAGGTTATGTTGCATTCTTAGGTTGGGGTGGTCAAAGTATGCTATCTTATTCCCAAAGAAAATTAGGTCAATTAGAAAACGATGAATAATGATATCAACACAAATAAAAGATTTCACATCTAACAAATATGTTAGAGAGTTTGATTCCAAAGTTGATACAATAGAAAGGCGAATAACACCATCAATCAGAAAGTTTTATAAAAAAAACTATTATAAAGGAATAGAAAACTTTTTAGACACAGGTTCTACAGGTGCTAATAATTTATTTAAAGTAGAGGATTTTGTAAAAAAATACCAGGACTTATATACCGATATTGGTTTGCACATAGCTAATTGGTATTTTAGATCTTTTGAAAAATATCATAAAAAAGCTGATCCAAAACCCTTTACTCCAAAATGGACTAATGCATTTTCTACTTATGGATCCTTAATAGCTGCATATAATGCGCCCTTAGTTTCCGGTACAGCAAAGACAGCTCTAATTAATTTAACACAGAGATTAATGCAAGATCCTGACTTTATGAGATTAGGTGAAAGAGAAAAAGGGAGAATACTTAGAAAAAAATTTAATCAATATTCAGATTATCAAGCAAGAAGATTAGTAAGAACAGAAAGCACAAGGGCATCTAACTTTGCCATAGAAGAATCAAGTAAGACAATGTTTTCAGAAGATCAATTGTCTAAGCAGTGGGTTACTATGGGCGATTCAAGAGTTAGAAATTGGCATCAATCGGTAAATGGACAAAAAAGAAGAATGGGTGAACCTTTTAATGTTTTTGGCGAGGAGATTATGCGGCCTGGAGAGGGTTCAGCTAAAAATACTGTAAATTGTAGATGTAGGATGATTACTATACCTGATGAGGGTGCAATACCTATTACAGAAATATCTGATATTGGTGTAGGTATTGGTGAATCAAGAATACCTAATTTTAGTTTAGAAACAATCACTAATACTGTAGTACAAACTATTGTTTCTGCTGGTGATGAACTAGTAGAGGGAGTTGCTACTACATTAAATCAATTTAGAACACAGATAAAAGAAACATTTGAAGATGTTGGATTGACAATAGAAAAATTACAATTATCAAGAAACAGAACATTAAATGATTATAATCAAATTCAATCAGAAATAAAAAAATTATTTAAAAAATACAATTTTTCGACTTGGCATAATCTTTCAGTAATAAAATTAAGATTTAAGTCAACACGAAGTAATTGGGGATTTTATCAACCATTTTTATCAGGTAGATCAGCAGTAATAAATTTAGGTGATAAATACAGTAAAATATCAAGAGATAAAATGAACCCAATAAATATTAACAGAGATGGTTTTGATTTAAGAGGTAAAAGTGCTATTGACCCAGACAAATTTCATCTGGCTACACCTGTACACGAAATGGCTCATGTTTTGATAACATCACGAACTGCTAGACAGGAAATGGCAAAAAACATTTCAAATAAAGGTCAGCAAATGTTTACTGAACTAAAAGAATTGAGATTAAAATATTTAGAGGAAATTCGAGGATATTTAAAAAATAAAAATACAGTTGCTTTTAACAATGTGTATTTAGGTAATTATGCATCTACTAATATTGATGAATTTCTTGCAGAAGCATGGACAGAGTTTCACTTGAATTCATCACCTAGTAAATATTCAGTAAAAGTAATAGAAATAGTAAATAAATATTATGGAAAATAAAGAAAATAATTTTATTTGTGCGAAGTGTAAACATAGAAGATTATTTTATGGTGGATGTAATGCATTTCCAGATGGCATACCAGAAAAAATATTATTAGATAACAAACATAATAAACCTTTACCTGAACAGGATAACAATATTGTATTTGAAAAAGGTGAAAGATTAGAAGAAATATTATTAAGAAATCAGTAAATTAAAATTTACTAATTTTGTAGAAAATTAGAATTATGGATTTTATTTACAAAACTGCGCCATTAGGTGAAATTGTCACAGACATAGATGAAGAAAAAAATATTGTTAAAGGGTATGGATCATACTTTGATAATATGGATTCAGATAAAGATGTTATAAGAAAGGGTGCTTATCAAAAAACTATACAAGAAAATGGTCATAGAGTTAAATATCTCTACCAACACAATATGATGCAACCTATTGGTAAAATGAATGAATTATATGAGGATGATAAGGGGTTAGTTTTTACTGCCATGATTCCCAAAACTACACTAGGAAAAGATATAATAGAGCTTATGAAAAGTGGTGTTATAACAGAAAACTCTGTTGGAATACTACCTATAGTCAAAGAAGATAAAGGTGATTATAGAGAAATTAAAGAAGTTAAACTATATGAAATATCAGCTGTTACTCTAGCAGCTAATGATCAAGCTAAAATAATGGATGTAAAAGGCACTAACAATTTAGAAGATGTCTATAAAAGATATGATCAATTATCTAAGCTAATCAGAAAAGGTAATATCTCAGATGATATGGGATATGCTATAGAGGGAGAAATATACAAACTAAAATCTTTGTTCATTAATGCTACTCAGCCGATTGATATTTTCACTGAGCCAGTAGAAGAAAAATCTGAGTTTGATGTTTATAAATATTTGTTGAATAATTTAAAAACTTTCTAAAATAATGGAAGAAAATGTAAAAAAACAGCTAGATCAATTAGGAAACATCATTGATGAGAAGATTGAAAAAGCTACAGGCCAAGCACTAGATAGTGCTAATGGTAAGGCAGATGAAGCTCTTAAAGGCGAAATCGACAACCTAACCAAACAATTTAACGAAAGATTTGATGCATTTGAAGTTGAAAACAAAAAAATGTTTGAGAAAAAAAATGAATCAAAAAATTTCAGAACTAACTTAACAAAAGCAATCTCAGAAGGTGCTATTGATAACTTAGTCAAAGGTAATTCAAGTGCAGCAGCATTTGAAATCAAAGCGGATATGACTACAGGTGCAGATTACACAGGAGAAGTAATTGCAGCAGATAGAGTTCCAGGATTTAAATTCGATCCTAACAGACCACAGAACATGAGACAAATCATTCCTAATGGTTCGACTGGTTCTGATGTTGTTAGATTTGTAAAAGAATCAGGATATTCTAATGGTGCAGCTGCGGCTAATGAAGGTGCTACACTAGGTCAAACTGACTTTGATATGACAGCTACATCTGTTAATGTTGAGAAGATTGGAACATATCTAAGAATTTCTGATGAAATGTTAAATGACACTCAGCAATTAACTAGCTATATCTCAAACAGAGTACCAGCAAAACTATTAGAAGTTGAAGATGATCAAATTCTAGGTGGTAATGGAGTTGCTCCAAACCTACTAGGTTTATACAACTCAGGTACTAACTTTGATGTATCAGCAAATGGTGCATTCTATCAATCAGTTGATAGTGCAAATGAATTTGATGTACTAGTTGCTGCAATCAATCAGTTAGCATTGTCTAACTATAAGCCAAACTACATTCTTTTAAATCCAACTGATTTCCATAAGATTTTATTACTTAAGGATAGTCAGTCAAGATATCTAAAAGATCAAGTATATGCTGGTATGCAACCATCATTTATGGGTGTACCTGTTATTATCAATAACGAAGTGAATTCCGGTTCATTTTTAGTTGGAGATTTTAACTCATGTCAGTTATGGATTAGAGAAAACCTTGCTGTATCATTCCACAGAGAAGATGGAACAAACATCAGAGATGGATTTGTTACAGTGAAATGTGCGGAAAGAATTGCACTTGCTACTTATTTACCATTAGGTATAATAGATGGTGTGTTCAGCACAGCAAAAACAGCATTAGAGACACCGTAATATGGTTTAGTTTTAATTTGTTTTTATATTTAAAGGGGGTGTTATCATCCCCTTTTTTTATGCGCTCATATGAGGTAGATAAATATTTATATATAAAATATTTTTTTATTTTAAAAGAATTCTTTACATTTGAGTATAATTAAAAACAAAACAAAATTATGATATATTTAGCTCAAAATGGTGTAAAACATCCAACATTTAAAAACACTAACGATATGACTCCATATCTTATCAATAACGATTTAATAATTGATGACGTGAAAAAAATATGTAACATCTGGAAGGTAACTTTAAAATAATAATAACAATGGGAGTGTAACAGCTCCCTTTTTAAAAACAAAACAAAATGAAAGACATTAAATTTTTTATTAAAGCATTACTACTCTCCTTTTTCTTTTGGTTAGGAGTATGGGTACAGTTAATGTATTTATAATATGATACATAGAAGATCAATACAATTAAAACATTTTGTTAAAAAACAAAAAGAGATTAGAAGGTTAAAAAAAATTAAAGATGAACAGCGAAATAAATAGAAAATATATTCGATTAGGCCTAGGTTTTTTACTACTTATTATGGCGGTAAGATGCACACTGGTTTATGTGGATTTCTTTACTTCTTTTGTTTTAATAATTTTAGCAATAGCTGTCTTAAATAATACTGATTATGATACTCAAGGAAGATGAAATAATAAACAGTAGTATTGGGCATGAGGTTTGGGAAAAACTACCAATAGTTAAAAAAATTATAATACTAAAAAAATTAGGTGAAATTACAGATTTGGTCAGGTCTGAATTTTCATCTCATGTGTAAGTTTGTTGTTTGTTTTTGTACTGACTATTAAAACCAGATAGTATTTATCTGGTTTTTTTTGTTATATTATATAACATGAATGGTAATCAGAAAGGATGCTTTGCTGAATATCACTTTGCAACGACAGCTATAAAAAGGGGTTTTAATGTTTCAATGCCCTTGCTTGATTCAAGTATGTATGATTGCATATTAGAAAAAAATGGCAAGTTATTTAAATTCCAAGTTAAATATCTAGGTGCAAACAGATATAAACATGGAAGATCTACACAGGTAACTTTGAAAAGAACTGGTAATCCTTCATATGATCCTAACTATGTAGATTACTTTGCTTTATGGAGTGAAGAATATAAAGGGTTTTTTATTTTAAAAAATGAAGGTCAAAAAACATTAAGATTGTCATTATATAATAAGTATAAAGATAATTTTAATAACTTTGCACTGATTTCATAAATAGCTATAAGAAGCAGTGCTGGTTTATTCGAGTGCTGCTTTTTTTTTATCTTTACATAAAATTTTTATTATGAAAGTAAAAGCTAAAATTCAATTAAAAGATGGTAATCATATAATAAATGCTGGTGAAGAAGTACACATGAATGATGAACAAGCTCAAAATATGATTAAAAAGAATTGGGTTGAACCAATAAAAAACAAAGAAGCAAAGGTGAAGAAGGTAACAAAAGAAATGAAAATTGATTCTAAAGAGACAAAAAATGCGACAGATTAAAATAAATTCAACTACAGGATCAGAAATAGTAACATTACAAGAATTCAAGGACTATGCTAGGATTGATACATCTAGTGATGATACATTGATAGCTGATATAATCAAACAGGCAAGAATATGGTGTGAAAATTATATATCAAGAGATATAGTTGCTAAGAACAGATCATATTACATGGACAATACAAATGGCATATTTGATTTACCATTTAACCCTGTAGCATCAATTTCAAGTATTACAGCTGATGGTTCAAGTGTTGGACACACTGTAATTGGTTTAGATAATGAAAGCATTGAATTAAATAATGGTGCTGCTGAAAAAGTAACAGTTGTTTATATTACAGCTGGTTTAGATGATTCTCTTTTAAAACAAGCAATTTTACAATTATGTTCCACATATTATGACAATAGAGCTGATTTTAAAGTTGGTGCAGCTGTGAGTGACATACCAACAAGTACAAGAGATATTTTAAGCTCATATAAAAGTATGTTTGTATAATGGATGCAGGTAAGTTAGATAAAAGATTAATAATTAAAACTGTAAACAAATCTGATGATGGATTTGGTGGTTTTACTGATTCTGTAAGCACAAACAAAACAATTTGGGCAAATGTTCAAGAAAAAAGTGGTGAAATTAAATCTGATGATGGGAAAAGAAGTTGGGTAAGCCAGATTGAAATTATATGTAGAAAAAAAGCATTTGAAAGTATAAATAACAGAACAAGTATTTTACAGGTTGTTGGTAATGTAACTAATTATAGAATTAATCAAGTTTATAATGAAGATTTTAAATACTTTACTAAAATAATAGCCACTAGAATAATATGAGTAGTGTTAATGTTAAAATAGATCCAGGAGATTTGACTAGATTGAGTACAAAAATCAAACATCTTAAATCCAAAGCACCTAGAGAATTATCTAAAAACATTGCTCATGCTGCTAAGTTTATTGAAAATGATGCAGTAAAAAATGCACCAAAAGACAAAGGTGATTTAAGAAAATCTATTGGTTCAGAAGTTGTTGGCAAATCAGCTGAAATATTTGCAAATGTAAAGTATGCAGCTTATCAAGAATTTGGAACAGGTAAACTTGTAGATGCATCAGAAGCAGAATCATTAGGTATATCAAAAGCAACTATAAAAAGGTTATATAAAGGACAGGGTAAACGAAAAATTAACATACCACCACAACCATTTTTTTTCCCAGCAGTGAGAAAAGGTTTTAAAAAGTTATTGGATGGTATAGAAAGAGATATTAAAAACTTATTATGAAAGATGCAACCAGGTTCATTAGATTAAAAATATTAAGTGCATTAAATGGTAATGTTTCCTTTGGTGGTTCAAATGTGCCTGTATATAACAGAGTGCCATCAGATGCTACATTTCCATATATTAGGGTTTATAGTGTTTCAACATCACAAATAGATAATACACAAACAAAATATAATGCTGACATCATTACAAGAGTTGAGGTAGTAACTAGATTTGCCGGTGACAGTGGTGGTGATCTATCTATGAATGATATTATGGATGATTGTTTGCAATTACTTGTTTCTAAAAATTCAAGTGCATTTAATCTAAGTGCTAATAATTTTAAGGTGTATTCTACTACTAATGAAAGTTTACGATATTTGCAAGAAGATAGTATAGATCACACTTATTTCAGGGCTATTCTTGAATTAAGTAATAAAGTAGCAGAAATTTGATCATATGGAAATGAATGATTTTAAAATATATATAATGAATACTACAGCAATTGCAGTTTCAATGACTGATCATATTGTCGATATACTAAGGATTGGGTTATTAGTGTTAACAATAATATATACAATTTTAAAAATTAGAAAAATAAATGGCAAAAAAAATTAGTGAAGAAACAGAAGTAAAATTGGATTTAAAAACCATAGGTATTATCATAGCAGGTACAATATCACTTGCAAGTATGTGGTTTACATTACAAGGTGACATCCAAGATTTAAACAATAAGATTGTAAATTTCAGTGGTGATGAGTTTGTAGAAAAAATGGAGTTTAAATTAAAAGATGAACTTATTAGAGCAAATGTTATTCAAATAGAGAAATCAACTGAGGTTCTAAAAGAAGATATAGAAGAAAATAAAGAATCAATAAAAGAATTAGAAGATAAAGTTTATAGAAGATGAAACATTTAATTTTTGTAATATTTGTGTTATTTGTATCAGCGATTACTAATGCTCAAGACATGACTTTGTTACACATAAATTCAGATTGGAACTCTGATAATGACTATCCATATCTAAGACAAATAAAAGGAGTAGAAATAATAAAAGTCAAACTAGAGGACCAGTCACCAGCACTTAAAAGTCAAGTTAAATCAGTTCCAACAATTATTTTATATGATAATAAAACCCAGAAACCAAAAGGTCAATGGGCTGCTGACTTATCATTTAAACTAGAAGTTAAACCTGAAAAAATACAAGAGTGGATTAATAGATCTAAGATGCAAGTCACAAGAAGGTCAAGCACAAATTAATAAACTATGATTAGTAAACATATTTCTGAAAAAGAAGCAACCAAATCGGTTACTGCTTTAAGATTAGGCATTGACAACACTCCTAATGGCGATTCTATAAGTAACATGAAGTTACTTGCCGAAAAAATATTTGAGCCGCTTAGAGAGTGGGTAAATGGCCCTATTAAGGTGAATTCATTCTATAGATCAGTAGCTCTAAATGAAGCGATTGGTGGTTCTTCAAAATCACAGCATTGTCAAGGTAGAGCAATTGATTTAGATGATATATATGGATATAAAACAAACAAAGAGATGTTTGATTGGATAAAGAATAATTTATCATTTGATCAGCTTATATATGAATTTGGTTCGGAAACAAATCCTGACTGGGTGCATGTAAGTTATGTAAGTGAAGATAAAAATCGTAATAGGATTTTAAAAGCTGTAAGAGATGATGGTAAAACTAAATATATAAATATTACAAATGCATAATGGAGTTCGCTATAATAAATAGAGTTTCTGATGGGCCATTAATAGGTTTTACTTATTTTCCATTAGATGAAACTACTGAATACAGTGAGCTAAATTTATATTTAATTTTTATAGTGTTACATATTAAAGTTTATAACAAATGAGTAAAAAGAAACCTTTTAAAGAATCAACAGTAGGTAAATTATTATTTGGTGCTGCTAGTATAGTTTCACCACAATTGGGTGCTGTTTTGAATGGTGTTACAAGCCCAAAAGATGCAATTGCTGAAATAACTAAATCAAAAATTCCTAATGAAGATAAAATTAAATTACAGCAGCTAATTTATGAGCAACAAAATAAAGAAATGGAAGAAATATCAAACAGATGGGTTGCTGATGCTAACAGCGATTCATGGCTTTCTAAAAATGTCAGGCCGCTAGTTTTAGTTTGGTGTATAGTGGTTTTTTCTTTTGCTGGTCTTTTAGATAGTATCGAAAATGTGCCTTTTCATATTGGTGAATTATGGAATGATACATTTGAGAAAGTAATGATGGCTGTTGTATTAGCATATTTTGGTGGTCGTACAACAGAAAAAGCAACATCAATGTTTAAAAAATAATGGCTAAAAGAGCAGGTTATACACATCAGTTTAAAACAAAAAAGAAAAGACCAGGTGTTCATTCTAAAAATGCCAGTAGAAATCAAACAGGTTGGAAAAAAAAATCAGTAGGTCAGGGAAAAAATAGATAATGCAAATTCCTTAAATTTGTAAAAAAAATCTATGGGTACTACATATACTGGGCAAAGAGTTCAAGATACTTATCAATCAATAATAAAAGTCGGTAATAATACAAATCTAACTGGTACTGCAAAGTTATTGAGTGATGGCTTTGGTAACGATACAGCTTTATTTCTAAGCACTACAAGTTTAGGTATAGGTGTGACACCAACATTTCAATTTCAAACAAGTGGAGCTGCAAAAATAGGATCAAATCTAACTGTTGGTGGTAATCTAACAGTTGATGGTACAACTACAATTGTTGATTCGACAGTTGTTGCTATTGGTGACAACATGATTGAATTAGCAAAAGATAATGTTGCTAATGTAAAAGATATTGGATGGTATGGCACAATTAATTCAAGTGGTGAAAAATATGTTGGAATGTTTTATGATGCATCAGATGGCATTACAGTACCAACATTTAGAATTGGATTAGGCACATCTGAGCCAGGTTCGACAATGACAATAACTACAAAAGGCAAATTAGTTATTGGTGCATTAGATGCAACCACAGGTGTTTTTAGCGGTCAAGTAACAATACCAATTACACCTAGTGCTAATACAGATGCGGCTAGTAAAGGTTATGTCGATTCGCAAATAACAGCACAAGATTTAGATTTTAGTGGCACATCTGGCGCAGGTTCGGTTGATTTAGATAGTCAAACATTTGCGGTTACAGGTTCTACAAATGAGATAGTTACAACAGCAAGTGGTCAAGGATTAGAGATTGGAATTGTTACTAATCCAACACTAACTGGTAATGTAGATATAATAGGTAGTTTAAAAGTTGATAGTCATATTGAAGTACAATCCGCAAGTGGTTATGGTCATATGGAAATTGGTGGTCCTAGTGGTGGTCATATTGATTTGAAAAAACCATTTAGTGATGATTATGATTTAAGATTAATCACAGACACAGATAGTCAAATAACAGCATCAGGTACTTTAAAACTAAATGCTGGTAATACATTGACATTAACACTTGATGGTTCAACACAAAATGCAACTTATACTAGTAAAATATTAGTACCAAATGGTAGTGCAGCAGCACCATCTTTTACATTTACAAATGACACTGATAGTGGTATTTATAATAGTGGCACACAATTAATTTTAACACATGCTGGTTCAAATAAAATAATCATTGCAAATTCCCAAATAAGTTTACAGGAAAAATTAATAGTCAATGGTACTATAAGTGCTGATGATTATATATTTATTGATGGTAACACAAACCCTTATTTACAAATTCAAGATATCACTAACGAAACATACACAAGATTATATTCTGGTGATTCCGAAAGTGTTTTAGGATATACACATAATGCATTCTCTTTAAGAAATGGTGAATTCACTGGTAATATTGTTTTTAGTGTTGATAGTTCTAGAAATGTAACATTTAACCAAGATATAACAGTTAGTGGTGGTGATATTGTTTTAGGTGGTACTGGTAGGATTCAAGGCATAGATACAGTTTCAGCAAGTACAGATGCTGCAAATAAAGCATATGTAGATAATCAAGTTAGTGGTTTAATAGATGGTTCAGGTACTGCCAATGATGTAGTAATGTGGCAAGATTCTGACACATTAACAGATGCGCCAATAGCTATAAGCGGTAACAATGCAACTTTTGCAGGTGATGTAAATATAGCTGGTGGTGATTTAAGATTAGATTCAACAGCTAAATTATTTACTAATGAAGATAATATGACTATTAGTGTTGAAGATAATAACAATGGTACTAATGCAAATATTATATTTAAAAATGCTGCATCTACATCTTTG